GTTTTATTGGCAGTCACCATACCAATAATAATTAACGTAGAGACCCCGGTTGCTGTTAGTACGTTTGTTGCGGCGTCTGTCGTTACGTCTGCTGTCGACAGGCTTGACTTCGTACTGCGTTTAAAAGTGTTTGCCATGTCAGCTTAGAGCAATAATAAGGGCAAGGGTATCGCCTGATGTTGTGTTTCCATTGACAGTAAAGTTGCCTTGAACTGTCACGTCACCTTGGAAAGAGGCTGATCCAGATGCATCAATTGTAAGTCTAGCAACACCGTCTGTAACCAGGGCAATTTGTTTCAGTCCAGGGCTGTAGATGCCAGTATTGACGGCATTTGCAAATTTTAATGCACAGCTGTTAAGTGCTCCTGGTGACAAAAGGGAGTTTACGCCATCTTCCCTTAATGAAGGGAAGCCACCAAGTGTCGAAGCATTGTGGACAACAGAGACGTTTTTGGTGGTATCAACAGTAACCTCACCCACTGCTCCAGCAAAGCTGGCATGCTCTACTGTGGTTCCCCGCCTGAACTGTACTTGTGTTGACATGTCTTTAGTTTACTTCACGTCATTAAGAAGCCTACAAGTAATTCTACTTGCTGACTCCACATAATAAACCAGAGTATCGACGGCGTTGGCCGTGCTTGTTAGCGTGGGTACCGTTCCACCAACAAATTTGTAGTTCGATCCATACGCCAAGGTTCTGCCACCCGTTCCGTCTTGCGTAATTACAATTGTTCCAGTCTGTCCAGCTGTTTGGTTACTGGGATTTGCTAATGTTCTTACACCACCGATGGTAAGAGAGAAGTTGTTCGAAGCAGCAAAGTCTGGTGTAATTGTTGCGCCATCTGTTAAAGCACTGACTGCACCGCGTTGTGCTACGGTAAAACTTTGAACAACTCCTAGCGCTGCCAGAGTACTAGTTGCCGCAGGAAGTGTCAGTGTTCCGGAGGCTACACTGCTTGCAGCAACTGTTGTTGTTCCAGACGTAGCTCCACTAAAAACAGTACCGCCTGTACCAGCGTTAACAGTGGTTGAAGTGATTGCTGTAAGGCCTGCAATACTTGTTGCTGTACTTCCAAGCGCAACCGAAGTACTTCCTAGTGTTACCGAGCTGTTTGCAAGTTGACTGTTAGGTATCGCACTGGTACCAAATGCGCCCGTACTGGAGTTATAGGTTAATCCCGACCCAGCTGTAACACTAACAGCACCACGAATGTTTGCATCAGTAACAACAGTATAAGTATAGGTACCAGTAGCTGAACTGTATGCCAAGCTGCCGTAACCTGTTCCGCTATTGGCGGCGGTGACAGCACCACGAATATTGGCATCTGTAACAACTGAATAAGTAAATGCACCAGTGGTGTTGTTGTAGCTTAAACTACCGTAGCCTGTACCGGTGTTGCCGCCAGTAAGGGAGGTTAGGAGAGCAACGGTTCCGCTGGCATTAGGTAAATTTATTGCCCGATCTGCAGTTGGGTCGACAACATTGAGTGTTGTTTCAAACGTATCAGCAGAGCTTCCTTCAAAAACAATGCCTGTACTGTCAAGTGTTATCGAGTTAGCTGCTCCAGCAGTGCCGACATTGAACGCAGTTGAGGTGACTGCAGTCAAGCCAGCAATCGTTGTTGCCGTTCCACCAAGGGAAATAGAGGTAGAGCCGACTGTAACCGAGCTAAAAGCAAGTTGGCTATTAGGAATTGAGCTGGTTCCGAACTGACCAGTAGAACTGTTATAAGTTAGACCAGAACCGGACGCAACGCTTAAGCTACCACGAATATTGGCATCAGTTACTACGGTATAAGTTAAGACGCCAGTGCCGCTGACATATCCTAAAGAGCCATAACCAGTGCCGCTATTGGCAATGGTAATTGCACCACGTGCCTTAGCATCTGTATAGTAAAGATTACTGCCCTCTGTCAGATCAGTAGTTGTATTTCCTGCAAAATCTAATTTATCTGTTGGCGTGTTTACTTCTTGAAAATAGCCACTAACTAAAGCAATTGGTTTACGAGTTGCCATTGTATCAGCTTAATTGGATGGGTGGCTCGGGGCGGATGGCCAGTTGTGTAGCAGCTCCTGCCTCACCAACACGAGTAACAAATTGCCCGGCGGTAGTAGGAGCTGTTGCAGTGATGGATCCAGCGGAAACCGCAGACAAGAAGTAGAAAGCGCCGGGACTTAACCCACTTGTTGCTAACGCTCCTCCGACAAGAATGTTTGTCGGTGATCCGGAAGTTACATTTTCTTGAGCAAACCCAAGGACAGAAGCTTCATCAATCGTTGCATTAGCTATAGCTTTAAACAAGGTTCCAGTAGGAGCGTCTAAATAAACCGCATTCCCTGATGTCAATGCTTCTCCTGCTGTAGCACGAATAACCAGCTGACCACCAACAGTCGATGGCAAGCTTTCTTTCAAATCGATAAGGGCATCAACGAGGCCCCGATAGTTTGGAGCATAAGGGCTACGTGGCATATCTAATGAAAGACCTGACATCAAGTCAACAAGCACCAGGATGGCACCCTCTATATTCGGGTCATATCCGGTGGACATGCTGCTTGCTGGTTACTATATTTTATTCTAGATTGTTAAACCCCTTAGAATAGGAGAAAAGCTTTTTAACTAGGCCATGTCTCCAGAGATTCTAATTGCTGCAGTATCTGGTGCAGCTGGAGCATTTGCAGGCCTCTCAAAAGCTTTATCTACTTTCAATGAAAGGTTGGACAAACGTTTTAAACAGGTTGAACTGAACATTGATCGCTTAGAGGATCGGGTAATCAATAACTACGTTTTAAAAGAAGACTTCCTGCGTGAGGTCCAAGCTGTTCACAACAAACTTGACCGGATTCTGGATCACCTAATTGCATCTAATCTGTAAATTAAATAGTAATCCAGCTGGTTGTAGCTGAGTCATAAATAAAGAAGCCGGAAGCAGTCTTGTCATAGTGAAGCTGACCGTTAACAGGATTTAAAGGCTTACCTGCCGCAATTGACGCCACGGCTTTAGGAGTCTGCCACGTAGTGCCATCAAAGATCTTATGAATGTAAGTGCTCGCTGTATCTAGCCAGCTTTCTCCTTTTGAATAAACTGAATATCCAGTGGGTGGTACGTTGGGAGCTGTGCTACCAATAAACGTAGGCCCTACTTTGATCAAGCCGGTGCTGGGGCTAGCAGTGTCATCTGCAAAGTAAAGACCTGGATCTCCAGCATTATTGTTCAACGCCAGCTCACCAACACCCAAACGAACCGGGAAGGGACGATCATAGAGCAAACTAGAGCGTCGATTAAGAATCTGTACAGTCATGACTTATGTACTGGCGTAGGACCCGGAATCAATAACAACATCCTGCGCTACCAAAGGATCATACGTCCCGCAATCCACCGTGCTTAACGAGGCAGGGTCTTCTGTCGGCAACCCGTTAAGGTACACACCGCCTTGAAGAATGCCAGATTGAAACTGGAAATTATAATTAATCAGAGGCTGATTAATAAACCCAAACTTAGTTCCCTGCAATTGAGACTGCTCTACGTTTGTTAACTTGCTAACAATTGAAATCATCCTTTGCGTTGTATTTTGTATGGCACCAGCACGATCAAGTGCTCCTGTTGCGTCACGTCGGATATCGTCCGTCATTAACATACTGATTAACTGAGGATCAAAATTAGAAATATCTTCTGGTTGGAAGTTATTTCCTACTGTTTCTTTGTTCCCTACCCATTTAGCGCCTTGCTTTATTAAACTAAGACGGTCTGTATTTTCCCGAATACTGCTAAGCTCCTTATTGAAATTTTTATAAAAAGTATCTAGATCGTCACCAGCAGGCTTATCGCTTGGCTCCAGCAGCCAAGAACCTACAAACTCGTGTTCTCTAATGTTATTAATTGAGCAATAGCCTGTAGTGGTTTGTGCATAAGGGTAGGCAATAACAAAGTTATTGTCGTCAATAACCTGACTTATTGTGTACTGTCCTGATAAAACATTTCCACTTGTAACGTCAATTTGTACTTTTGTATCTGTAGATAGTCCGTGACCAATGGAAGTAATTTGAACACTGAGGTCACCTGCTTGGGCAAACTTTCCGGTCAAATTCAAAGGCTGGCTTCCTTCATCATGCAGCAAGGAGAACATAGCTGCATAAATATGCTTGCACCAGCGCAGTTGATAGTACTGCAAGTTTGCATAAGAAGTTGCTGCCTTATCTTTATAGTCTGGCAACTGATAAAAATTATTAATTGTTATATAGCCTAAATCACTGTAGCTACCTACGTCATCCCTTTGATCAATAACTTGGTTGTCGCGGTCTACTCTTTGTCCACCTTTAGTAGAAGTAATTGGCGTTACTGGATAACGACGTCGCATAACTTCTTCATATAAGTTGTATCCATCGCGCCTGGAATAGTCAGCACAGCTACATTGATAACGTACTTCAGTGGTTAAAAACCTTCCAACCGTAAATCCACGATGAGCCGGTACAATTGTTTCCGGTTTGTTGTTAACTGTTCTAGCGCCGTAACTGTCGTCTTTTTGAAAAATAATTTCATTTGTTGTAGCATCTGTTCCGGTAGCTGTATAACCTACATAGTCATCATAACGAAATCCTTTTATTCTTCTTGTAACAGTTAAATTTCCAGATGTTGAACCTGATTCAATAGTTGTAACCTCAAAAACTGTAGGAGAAGTAACAGTAACTGTATAGATTCCAGAGCTAACTGCTCCGCTTGTCACAGTCAATGTGACTTCATTACCTGTGGCGATTCCATGGTTGGCGCTGCATGTCACTGTCACAGTGCTATCCGTTCTTGAATATGTTGAGCTTATGCCTGGATCACGATCAATTACACGATCAGCAAAACGCTCACCCACAAAGAAAGCTGCAGCTGTGGGTAGGTAGCGTAGACGCACCCTAGTTTCAACCCACCGCAGATCATCAAAATCTACTGAGAGGTAAAAGTTGATGTTGCCGCCAGTGGTTAATGATGCTGCTGCAGTGCAAGTAAAGCTGTTCTGTGTTACTGAAACAATAGGAAGCGTTGCGTCAACTGCCGCACCCGTTGTGAAATTAAGATAAACATTTTCACCTACTCGTAAACCATGATCATTTTTAGTTACAGTAATTGTGGTTCCTGATTGACTATAGGTTCCGGTAATTAAGGAGCCTAGGTAACGAACAGCAAGAATCGGTAATCCATAATCAAAAAAATTAAAACCGTTTCCGTCACGCATTACAACCAAGTGTTTACCAGTTTCTTCTGAACTACTGGGAAACATAAAGAGGCGCAGTGGAACAAACACACCAGGGTACTGCTGGAATGCACAGTACATCCGGTAGTCACCGCGATAACTACGTTCGCTGTAAAATGAACCTAAACTATTTTGAACAATTGTATAAAGCTCATATCCACGACGCCAACGAGACCATAGTGAGTCTTTATCATAAAACCGAATACGGCTTTTGAATTGTTGCTCCCGTGGCGTAAACTTAAAGGCGTTATCTAAAGTAAAATCTTTTGATTTATTAAAGTTAACGTCTGCTAATCCTTTGGAAAAATTGCCATCAAAGTTAGATTTTGATGGCTTGTTAAATCCGCCAACACCAAAGGCCATGGCGTGCCTTTAGTAGTAACCAGCCTGAACGTTGCAGTAGAACCCGTTCGTCAATGCTGTTGCGCCACTTGCTGCAACGTAAAGCGCTTGTCCACGCTGTAGCATGAGTCCGCGTTGCTTGGCTGCTATAGCGCTGTTTGCGCTGGTGAAGTTTGCACCAGCTTGAACTACTGGGTGATTGATTAAAGGAAGGACGCTATTTAAAGTCAGACTGTAGATTTGATTTTCGTAAGTAGATGGAACACTTACGGTAAATAACGGATAAAACTGGTTTGTATTGGTAATGGTGCCAGTGTTAACCAAATAGAAACAAAAGTCGGTAGGCAAATAAATGCTTATGTTACCTGCTGTAGTTAAACTAGAAGCACTTGTATAAGTGATTGTTGTTGCAGTCACGGCAGTAACTGTGACAATCTCGTCAACGCCAGTGCCACTGGTATAGTCAACGTAAATTTTCTGTCCAATTTGTAGGTTGTGGCTTGAGACCGTTGCTACAACTGTCGTGGTCGATTGTGAATACGTTCCAGTTAAGGGAGTCTTTGCGTCGATGAACGTGCTATTGCGTTTGGAATACTGAAGCCAAATCTCATCGATATACGCGCCACTGATAGACGTGTCTGTCAAAGCAGAATCAGCATCGAAAACTAACGTGGCGTTACCAACAGCAGTTGGAATCAGGCTCGTAGAAAAAGCTTGACCAGATGCAACGGTGACCAGGGTCGAGCTTGTTGCTGGCCTGTCAACCATTAACGGCTGTTTGTTAGAAGATGAACTTGACACGTTACTCTAGGTGCTCCTATATAAAGTTATTGTAGCGCAGTTGCTTTCTTCAACTGCTTTTTATCCTTTTTGACACACAGCCAAAGCTTAAAGAACTGTAGCTCTGCTTGAGAATGAGACTCAGGATTCTTCAGCGCTTTCTTTACGAGCTTTTTCTTGCTTGCCACGTTGCCCCCCTCGGCTGCTTTCCTCCATTCTAATACGTGCTTTCTTCACAGCCTCTTTACGTTTTTCCTTATCACCTTCTTTTTTTTCTTCAGGAGAACCCTCAGCACTCTTCCCACGTTCTTCTGCTTTGGCTTTGAAATGCGCAAGCAGCGTCGGGGGCATTGACTTTTTATCAGCCATTAGAACCGGAGTAAAACGTGAATTATCTTCATTTTAATCTGTATCTACTGTGGAAGATCAGGTGTCCGCAACTCAGCTAAGCCTATAGGAGGCAAAGTAAAAGCTTGCGGCAACCCAATAGATTGCCTAATATCAGCAGTCAAAGCATTTCCTGCCATACGTTGCTGAGGTACACGCTTTCCACCTTGACCAGTTGCAAATTTTTCCTCGTTGGTTTTGCCTGGACGTTCTGTTTGTTGCTTGGCACCACGTAAACCAAACATGTAACCGAGATTGTGTGTGGTCATCTTTGGTAAACACCGTTTAAGTTGTTTTGCTGCGAGTTTCGCGCCAAGGAGACCGGAGGGAGTGGGTCACTGTGGGAGCGATCAACCTCACGCATGTAGGCTGGGTTGTTCAGTTGAAAGCGCGGTTCCTCAATACCATTGTAAGCAACAACGTACGGACAGTGCATAGTCTTTTCTTTACGTTGCATGTTGAATGGATCACTAAAACCTGAAGTTGTTATGCTGCCATCGCCGTATAAGTTTCCGTACTCGACAGGAAAGCTTGGTTCATACCCCGGAACTTGTGCAAACCTCATGACTCAAAGTAGTTTGGAGTTTGGTTTATAGCTTGCATTAACAGTGCTGTTGGATTAATGTTGGATTTCAGTTGCGGGGTTTGCATCATATTCTGCAAGTAGCTTGCAAGGAAATCTTGACTTCCTCCCTCTTTAGTTGAAGAATCAGGAACAATAATGTAAGTGTTGCCTTTGGCTTGTTGTTGGTTTTGTTGGGGTTGCGCGTCAACAGTTTGGCCAGCTAACTCAGCCTGTTTCCCGCCCTTCGTGTGGAGCAGGCGAATCTCATACGGATTACCTTGTGGGTCAGTCGTTTTGATGGTGCCATATCCTTGCCCTGGAATAAACGCACCGGGACCTTCCCATGCCAAAGGCGTTCCCGCACCAAGACCATAGTCATGAGCGGGGTGATACGTGGAGGCTCCAGCCGTGGGGGCAGTACGTGGACCAAAACCTGAAGTAATTGGTGCAGCAGGCTTCCACTCAGTTCCTTGTTGTTGCCAAAGAGGAGTGCGTTCTTTACCAACTTTTAAACGAGTCAGTAAAGAACGAATTGTTTCAGGATTAATGTACTTACCATCTTTAAGAACACGGACATCAAGATGCGGCCCTGTACTGGCAAAGTCTTCGCCAGGTTTAGCAACATATCCAACGTCAATTAGTCCAGCCATTACGATCCTGGTTCAGTACCAAAGTAGTTAGGAGTTTGATTGATGGCTTGCATCAACATTGCTGTCGGGTCAATATTGGATCTGATCTGAGGTTTTGCGCTGATTAGTCGATTCACATAATCAGAAAGAAAATCTGCTGGCCCAGATTGTCCTTTAGCACCTAAGATTATGTAGGTATCACCATCAGGAGTCGCTGTTGTCTGTGGCAATGCTGCTTGTGTTTGTTGTGATGGAAGTCGATTACCTTTTAGGGCCTCAGTAAAACTAAACGTGTTTGGATCGATGATTTTCTGCACATAGCGGTTAGTCTCTGCATAGTTTTTACTGGCTTCAACAGCTCCGGGTCCTGCGTTGTATGCACGCAAACCTTTCTCATAAGCTACGCGTAGTTTTGCTGGATCTGTTTCTTTTGAAGGCTGTACGCCGCCAAGGTATGTTTTAATATACCTAGACATGTTCTTGGCGGCTGCATCAAGAGATGCAATTGGGTCATTAGGATTTACACCCCAGCCTCTAGCCGTAGCTGGCATAATCTGTGCAATACCTTGAGCACCAGCAGGTGACCCAGCTTTTGGATTGAACCCTGATTCGGCTTCAATTTGACGTTCAAAAACCTCTGGCAGCAAGCCGTACTTGGCTGCCTTTTCTCTGGCAATTTGTCGGAAATCTGTTGGCATAGCTAAAGCAATTTGACTGGCATTAGCGGAAATTGGTTTCGAGCATAAGACGGGTGCCGACAGCAACGTCAGCAGGGCCAGGGAGAGCTTGGATAAACTCAGCCCCCTCACGGTCGAACCGATACCGAGCTTGCTCGGGATTTCGGTAATTGGGAACATAGAGATGGAGAGCTAGTCGATCCGTCTCGTACAAATAGATTGCCGTCCAGGTTTTTAGCGTGTCTCTAAAATCAGAGGTTGCAATCGTTCGATCAACGTCACCAGCGATGCTTTCGATACGATTACGAGGGACGGTATTATTATTCACGCTTCCAGTCATGTCAGTGCGCTTTTCAGCCTCATCGCACCGACCGATCTGTTCAACAATCTTTTGGTACCAGAACGAATCTTGGATGTTGTTGATAGCTTCCTCAAGACGCGCTTGATCACCTGCGGGTACAGAAGTCAGGTTATACCCTAGGTGCCAGCGGACTTTTGATTTGAGGAAAGTATCGAGTTGCATTACTTAATTCTAATGCGTTATTGGATGCACTTTTATTTATACACCCAATAACACAGTAGCACGAGCAAGTACAACAGTACAGGAACCCTGATCACTCGACTCGTACTAAATTATCTTTAAAGATCTCATCCCAGTCAACACGCTTAATTGCTTTTAACTGCTCTAGTTTTTGAAAACGCTCCCCATTCATAGAAGTTTGCAGGTCCTTGATATCCCGTGCAGTCTTCAGTCCAACGCCAGGTAGAGCGTCAGCAATCTGCCTTGCACTGGCGGTGTTGATGTTAATGCGGACATCCAGGGGGAATGTTTCTTTGTTGGTTGGTTTTGGTGGCTTCACGCCTTCTTCTTGAAGCTGTGCAGTAAGCCGTTCTTCAGTACGAATTTTCTCGCTTGTCGCTTCAAGGTGAGGGATGAGGTTTTCTTCTTCTACATAGATGACCTCATCCTGTGAATCCACGCACATAAGGATTCCATCGCCATGGCTGGAAATAACTTCAACGAGTCCTCCAGTTGGTTTGTACTGGTACAGCATCCGTAAACAATTGATGACTACCAGTACAATACAGCTCTTTACCTAAAAAAACCAGCTTAATAAAAAAGCGGGCCCGAAGACCCGCTAATTTAGTTTTGGTAACGACTAGATCAGATGTCGTTGCCGCCCACTTGGGAAGCAAAGTCAATACGACCTTGGAGGTCATTCCAAGATACGCCCAGGGCAGGACGCAGGTAGTTAACGCGAACCAAGATGTAACCGGCTTTGCCAGCATCGGAGTCAGCTTGGCTGATGAACACACCGTCACCATCAACGGTTGTCGAAGTGACACCGTTAACGCTGTAGATCTTGAAGGTGGTGTCCGCAGTAACGCGGTACATCATGCTGTTAGCAAGGTTAGCGGCAGTGATGCCACCAGTCGTAACAGCGTTGACGAAAGGCAGATAGCCATCGGTACCACCGCCACTGTTAGCAGTCGATCCTTGGGTGTACAAGGAAGAAGCTGCAGTCAGGTAAGACGAAGCGTTAGCCAAGCCGTTAGCCTGAGGGGAGGGGATACCGAGAGGAGCGCCACTGTTGTCCGGGCCGACAAAAAGCAGCTCGGTCGAGGTGCCTCCAATGTCAGCGGTTACAGGCGAGGCAGGGAAACCAGGCAGACCACCGGAAGGGATGTCCTGAGCGATAGCAATAGAAGCGCCGTACACATAGGCAGGACGCAGGCTGCTAGCACGAACCACGAGGGAAGTGCGGTCATCGCGCACCCGATCATCAGGACGACGATCAGGAGAAGGGACGGTGATACTGAAGCTCTTGAAGCTAGCTTTGTCGGCAGCAAGGTTAGAAACCTTGGCATAACCAATCATTTCGAAAGCTTCAACGCCAGGCCATGCATAAACGCCTTCAGTGTTATAACTAGAAAGGCGGTTGATCTGATTACCGGGCTGCAGGATAGCACCGGCTTGTTCTTTGTAAGATGCCATTGTTAGTTACCTCCTTCCTCAAACGATGGTGAAAGCTGCGGTGATGAAATCCTTATTCAGGTTCGCAAAACCGGCATACAGTTGCCAAATCAGAATGATGAAGCGGCTGAAGTCGTCGTTGTTGTTGATCAGAACCTGAGCATTAGGACCACCGATGCCCACGCCAACGGCCTGAGGACCGAAGAACAGAGCGGGAGGAGTGTCGTGAGAAACTGCACCAGCGCCGTCGCCGATGTTAACAGTGATGCTCTTAGAAGCAAAGTTGGTCGACTCGAAGAAACGCACACCCTCAAACACGAAGCCAGAAGGCATAACGGGTTCGCCAGCAACGAACTGGGCTTGACCATATTGGCCGCCACCGTAGATTGCTTGGTTAGGACCCATGGCGCCCATCAGAGGGTTGCCTTGGCCCATGCCGGGGTAACGAGCCACTTCACGGAAGCCTTGGTCAGCACGCAGGTCCTTCATGAAGGAAGGATCAGCGATACAACGGTAGTAGCCGTCGGCAAACACAGGAACGTTACGCTTCCGGAGTTGCTTGACAACTTCCAGAAGGTCAGTCTTCACGTTGAACTTGTAACGCTCAGAGGCGTACTCAGTCGCGGTGTAAGTATTCAGAGTAGTGGAGTTGGTGCGGGTCTTGCCGTTGGGGTAGTAGTAACCACCTTGGCTATCGGAAGAAGCGCCACGTGACTCGGATTTAGCAAACTCATCCAAGAACACGCGATCGCGCCAACGACGATAGTCATCAAGCAAGGTCAGCGAACCGATGGACTGGTGGAACATGTTAAGGTTCCCGGTGTCCAGCAGCAGACGCTGAGCGGTCATCAGAGTCTCACGAGCGATCTTAAAGGTGCTCGGGAGGTTGGAATTATTAGGGTCAGCAGGTCCGGTGTACTCACGCAGTGACACAAGCACCTTGTCCTTAACGATGGAACGGCTGTTAGCAGTACCGATCGTTTGGTCTTGGGTGCGCTCACGCTGAGTCTTAGTCCCTGGGTTGCCCCAGAAACGGTACCGGTCTAACTGAACGGTTTGACCAGGCTGTTTGGTAAAATCGTGAACAACCACAGGTTCTGCGGCCATTTCGACGATATAAGCTGGGTGGGGACGGTACAGCTCCGCGCCCAACAGCTTGGGAAAGTCGTTCTCCTGATCTCCAATTTCTTGAAGGGGTGGACTATCTCTTCACCCCAGAGGGGTGCCGGGCGCTAGTGGCGTATTACGGATGAAGCGTCATCCACCGCCTAGTCTCTGCACCTTCCAACTACGTACTTAGTTGGCTTGGCTCAGGATTACCCTCGACTTAACGTTAGGGCTTCCCTGAATTCACCCGGTGTTCACTGAACAATTGCTTGTTCAGGCGACAACGTTGACTGCTCAGTTAAGGAAAAACCTATCAGGATCTGAGCTAGCTATCGATAAACATGTTGGTAATTCAGCGTAGAGTTTGGCTGAAACCAGGATCTGGAAGATCCGTGGAAACAATAAGCAACGTTTAACCGTTCTTACTGGAGACCTGGAACTTCCGTCCCATTAAAAAAATTATAGCAGAAACCTTACTTACCTGTGTTATTTAAGTTTCAGGATTGTATACACCTGGCAAGCCGTAACCGCTGACTAAATTGCCGGGGTTATACACGTTGGGATTCATTGTTCCCATCATGTGATATGGATTAACTGTAGGAGTTTGTAAGTCAATCTGAGGTGATTGAATTTCAGGATTCAAAGCACCTGGTCCCATCTGCTGTGCTAACAACGCGGCATTAACAATGGCTTCAGGATCAGCCTTGACTTGTTGAGCTTTGCTTTTTGCTTTTTTTGCTTTAGCTTTGTCCATTAGCGGCGACCACCTTGTTGAGGAGCGGGTTGTTGGATCATTCCCATAGGAAGCTGCCCACGCTGTGGCATCATTCCTGTCATCATCTGTTGTTCGTTAGCCGTCATCTGATCTTGTGTGACCTGTGACGCTTTTAAGTAATTATGTGCAAGAACGCCAAGCTGAGGCAACGGTGATCCAAACTGATTCAACTGCAGATAACCAACTTGAAGATCTTGCGGCATGGCAGCCCCAGGCATATCAGAACGCTTTCCCATGCTTCCAGGAGACCCGATAACAGGTCCTGTTGCTCCTGTTTGCACAGCTGTGTTTGCTGAAGCAACCTCTTGTGCAGATGCTTGCTGAGCCGGAGAAAGTCCTTGAATAAACGTACCTACTCGGCTTCTAATATCAGCCATAAATTTTTTACCCTGAAAAATAAAAAAGGGGCAGCCTTTGCTACCCCTCATTCTACATTTAGTTATTTTTCTAATAACAGTAGTTTACTTGGTTTCCGAGTATCACTCCATAACCAGGAGCTTCTGACGGAAGACTTCAGGATTGGCTGAAGCTTGATTCAGATAGCGCCAGGCATTGGAAGGATCACGCTCGGCCAAGGAGCCGAAGCTGTTCCAGAAGTCGCCAGGATTGCCTTGGTTCTGAGGAGCAGGAGGAACGGGCATCTGGGGACGCTCGTACTGTGCTTGGGGAGCAGCGGCAGGACGCTGATACTGCGCACGGGGGTCTACGTAGCTAGGAGCTTCGTCGGGCACGGGGTAAGGACCGTTAGCGCCAAAGAACTCACAGGTGTAGTCCGCCAGGATGTCTGGATCAGTCAGGATTGCCTCGTAAGCACGGTGCTCATTAGCAAGTTCCTGAAGCAAACCAACTGCTTCAATCAGTTGATTGTTGGTCGTGATCAGTGCATCCTCAATAGTGCAGGAATAGTTATTGAGGATGGCAGGAGCGTCAGCTCCGAAATGATCTAGAACTTCAAGACTTTCGTGACTTACTCCGTTTGCTAGGAGCTGCTCCGCTGTTATCTCCTGAGAAGTTTGGGAATAAGCGTTGGAGTAGTCCTGGTTGCTGTTGATCCCAGGCGTATAGGTCTGCGTCCCCGCGTTGTTGTACTGGGGAGCCGCCAGGGAACTGTAGTTGGCCGGGACGGTTTGTTGTGTCTGAGCTGATTGTTGACCCTGGAACGGGAATTGGACGGGCGAACTCAGGAGTCCCACCACCCGGTTGAATGCCTCCTTGTAAGGATTCTCCGTCTGCGGCGCCTGGTAAGCCTGTGGGGCTTCCTGATACCCCTGGGGGTATGACGCTGTAGGGGTTGACTGGTAGCTGGG